TATCTATAGTCTTTAGACAACTAGGTAAAAAAATATAATATGGCATATATAGAACACAACTTCTTTCCACTTAAGGTATTTGTAAGAAATGAATACATGTACCAACATAAGAAAGGTCAAGGAGAATTAACACCGGGGGTAATTATATCTGTGAGATGTATGCCGGGACAAGCAGCATTGTTTCAAGTACTGTTAGAGAATGGAGTGCTTAGAGATAAGTTACCTAGTCATGCTCTACTGCATGAACCTAAAATGCCGGAACCAGATCTACCATTCCACTATTTACAGATATGGAATTGTTTCTCATATAACTTTACTCTATTACATCTGTCTTATCTATATGATACCAGAGTAGAAGTGTACATGAAAGATCACAAGTTTTACCCGGGTAGTTATTATGGTACGATAAACTGGGGATCCGGTGACCTTAATACCGACCTATCTCTAGCTGAAGATCCACTAGAGCATAAAAGCCACCATATCATTTTACTTGATAATGGTCAGATAGCTCTACAACCAAACAATAGAATCAAATGGTCTGAGCCTAGTTTTGTAACTAAACCATTCCCAGAGAAACCAGACTATATGGTCAACAAAGATTATTATAACTGTGAGGGATTTGAGAAATGGAATACAGAAGATTCAGAAAGAATGTTCTATGATAATGAATAATTTAAGGGTATAGCCTGACGTTAGGTGCCCCCAGCATCAGGGTATAACCTTACAAAACTCACATTATAGTGTGATATCATCAGGTTATGATGATGGATATATCCGTCATTAACCCCGAAATCACAAGTTAATGTGACTTATAAGTGACATTATAATATACTTTTGATCCTTATATGACCAGTTATGTATAATATAATATACTTTTTTGTCACAATTTTTTGTATATTTGTGACAGTCCAAACGAGGACAAGAGTTTATTTAACGCTTTGAACCCTGGTTATAGCAGCCAGGGTTTTTTATTTCAAATTTTTTTTGTATATTATACTATAAAGAAATAATCATGGACATACTAAACTTCATAAGCTGGATTAAAAAAGGTAGATACTTTACCTCAGTAAATCCTGCAACTACACTTTTACCTATTGGATTAAAAGATCCTAACCGTGATGATAGTTACTTAGCTGGTACTATGACTGTAGCAAATTTTGCTGCTCAAGTAGGTCTTCCGTATAAACTGTACACTGCTGTATTAACTCAGGTTGCAGTAAGTGCTCCTGTAGCTACGGTATTACAAAATACTTTAGGTGTTGTACCTACATATTCATATTCTAGCGCAGGGCAATATATAATTTCTGGAATAACACCTGTTCTTTTTAGTACTTTAAAAGTATTCATAGTAGTACAAGGAGGAAATGTTAATGCAATAAGTAATATTGTTGGGGGTGGTCCTGATGCAGGTAAAATACAAATATTAAATTACGATACTACAGGTGCACTAGCCGATTCAGGTGGAAATCCTATATATTTAGAAATCAGAGTATACAATTAAAACTAAATAATAATGGACATACTAAATTTTATCTCTTGGATCAAGGGAGGGCGCGTTGTTAACACAGTAGACCAAGTTAAAACACTTATACCATTAGGTGTAAAGGACAACAAAAGAGATGACGGGTACATAGCCTGTGCTATTTCTGTAGAAGATCTTGCTGCTCAAATAGGTGGATTACAAACTGTAGCAGTAGATGGTGTTACTATTACTGGTAATGGTACCTCTGGTAATCCTTTAGTTGCAATAGGTGGCGGATTGGGAGGAACTCAATATGTATTTGTAGCAGCAGATGGTACAGATTTACAAAATGCAGCAGAGCTACAAGCAGCTTATGTTACTGCTCAGGGTATGTCTCCAAGTATAACAAATAGAATCACTGTAATTGCTGCACCCGGTAGTTATAATTTTAACACTGTTAATTTTGAAATGGATACTGATTATATTGACTTAGTTTCACTAGATGGAAATAAAAGCATAGTATTTAACGGGTCAAATACAATAGAGATAACTACAAATGATGTATTTGTAAGAGGTGTTGATGTTGGAACATTATCCTTTACTGTAGCAAATTCATTAAATTTATTAAGAGTAGAAAACTGCTCAGGTGGAGACTATTCATTTGGTTGGAATGGCACAGCAAGTGGCACATTTACTAACTGCACAGGTTTATATGGTTCATTTGGTGGTGACACTGGCACAGCAAATGGTGTGTTTACTAACTGCACAGGTGGAAACTTTTCATTTGGTGGCAATGGCATAGCAAGTGGTGTGTTTACAGATTGCACAGGTCTAGATCGGGCATTTGGTAGTGGTGGCACAGCAGATGGTACATTCACAGATTGTTCAGGTGGAGATGATTCATTTGGTGGTAATGCAGGCACAGCAAGTGGTGGATTCACTAACTGCACAGGTGGAGATAATTCATTTGGTGGTGGCGGTGGTACAGCAAGTGGCACGTTTATCAATTGTATAGGTGGATTTGGTTCACTTGGTGGTAACACTGGCACAGCAAGTGGTGTGTTTACTAACTGCACAGGTGCAGATAGAGCATTTGGTTGGAATGGCAATGCAGATGGCACATTTACTAACTGCACAGGTAGAGGTGGGGCATTTGGTGGTGGTGGCACAGCAAGTGGTGTGTTTAATAGTTGTATAGGTGGAAGTAATTCATTTGGTGATGGTGGCACGCTTGATGGCTTTTTATATTATTGCAGACTAACAAGTGGAAGTTTTGAAACAGTTTCAGGCGCAGGAGTTACAAGATTATGTATTGACGGTAGTAATGTAGAAAATAATCAAGGTTAAGATGAAAACATATAAATCAACTATTGAAGGAACTTGGGTAGAAATACTTAAAGTAGAATTAACAGAAGAGCAAAAAGCTTTTATGGCGTCAACTAATGAAGAAGACAAAGAAGCTAAATTAACTTTGGCACAAAGTATTAAAGCTCAAAGAGAAGGTACGGTATCTGAAGATAAAGCAGCAGAATTAGTTGCTTTCTACAATACAATTAAACCTGTATTAAAAGAAGAAGATGTTTATCAAATAATCTCAGCAGATTTATTTGAAGCAACTCCATTTGCAGGTATTTTAAACTGTAGAGTTAACGGAGAACATTTACAAATTAGATTTTAAATAAAATAAACAATGGCAAAGATTAAAGAAGGTACTACTAAGTTAACCTCAACAAAAGTTTCCCGTCCGGGAGTTCACTCAAAGTCAAAGACTAGCAAGTTGAAGAAAAGCAAGAATTACAAAAAAAGTTACCGTTCTCAGGGTAGATAAAATATTTTTTATATATTTGTTGTGTTCATAGTGAAAGTTTAAAAAGTTAAAAACTAAGGAAGCCCGGATTTTATAGTCTGGGCTTTTTTATTTAGAAATATTTTTTATATTTGTACAAACCAATAGTCATGACATTCTACAGAAAGAAACCAGTTGTAATTCAAGCCGTTCAGTGGACTGGTGAGAATAATGTAGAAGTCTTACAGTTTTGTGATAGTTGTTATATAACTTCAAGTGGCAAGACAAAAGATCTTATCATATCTACTCTAGAAGGAGATATGTCAGCTTCAATAGGAGACTACATTATCAAAGGAGTTAAAGGAGAGTTTTATGCTTGCAAAGAAGATATCTTTGATATGACATATGAGACTGTGATATGACAACACAACAGTTAGACATATGGCAAAAGTTAACAGCTGAGTCAAAAACTAACTTGGAAGCAAGAATTAAATTTGATACATATATGGAACAAGAACAACAAGTGGTAATTAAAGAAACAAGAGTGCCACACTTTGGAGAATTAATTGCAGGAATAGATCCTGAGAATCTACACAAAGATGAAGATGTACGTAGAGTAAAAGAACTAGCTGCAGAAATGGCTGAGATTTTAAAGCGTAGATATACAGAAGATACTAAGAATGCAGCAAAGAGTTTGTTATTTGATCATGCAGTAGGCGAGATAGTCAATGCACAAATGGCAGTAGTGAAAGTAATAACAATGTAATTTAAGCAAAATGAGCACACCCTTTAAAAGTTTAAGAGGAAGAACTATCCTATTGGATATTCCTAAAAGAAAAGAGTCATCAATCCAGTTAAGTGCAAAGGATGAGGAAATCATCATGGCAGAAGCTGTAAAGATGTGGAACAAATTGAATGTATTTGCAGTAGGTGATAAGGTAGAAGAAGTAGCTGTTGGAGACAAAGTCTATATCATAACAAGTGCACTTAACTTAGAAGTAGTTGAGCGTATTGATATTGATGGAGAAACTAAGTTAGTTCTTAATGAGGGTGATGTTGTTATAATCTGGTAAGTCATGGTTAACATTACAGATGAAGATTGGAAAAAAACTATATATACTACAACTGCTGTGCCCTATCCTGCTCATACTAAGTTAGTTAATCCTGAAATCAAAGGTAAACTTTGTGATGATTATAGAAATAGAATAGTAGATTTATCTGAAGGACCAAGACCAGAATACTATGGTGGTAAGGATAATGCTTATGAAGTATTCAAAGTATTAGAAGCTTGGGAACTTGACAAAGATTTTTATCTTGGTAATGTAATTAAATATATTGCAAGAGCTGGGAAGAAAAATAAATTTAAGGAAAAAGAAGATTTACAAAAAGCTTTAGTATATTTACAAAGAAGAATAGATTCATTATGATAATGATAAAGACCATACTACTAAGTTTAGTATTGCTGTTTGTAGCATTTTTATGGAGAGCTTCTATTGATTTGACTAAACCTTATTACAACCATACCTACCATATATGGGAAGAAGATAAGGCAGCAAGACAGTTGAGTAATCTAGCTATTGCACTTATGATGATTATTATGTTCTTTATAGGTTATATAATTGGCTGATTTCTATCGGCAACTCCTTAATCCCTAGCTTAACTACTAGGAATTTTTTTATGTTAAGATTTTTTAGTATATTACTATATGGGAGAGTTTAGTATTCAGGGAACATTATCTACAACAGGTACAGTACTAGCTACTGGTACTACTAGTGTTAATGCAATACTGTCTAAAGTAATGAATCTTAGATTTAATAATCCTTTGGCTTATACTATACAGTTGTATAAGTATGATGCCGCAACAACCACAACAACTCTTTTATATAATCTGAGTTTATCTGCAGGCGACACAGTGACAGATAACCTTACATATGCTCTGAATCCTGGAGATGAATTAAAAGCATTCTCTAATATAGTAGGTACAACTTATTATGCATACGGAATAACATACTAATGCAAGTAGTAGATAAAGACGGAAATATATTTGGTGCTGGTCTTGAAGTAACAGGATCAGATGGTAAGCCTAAAACTATTAGTGGTGGAGGAGCACCTAGTGGTCCCGCGGGTGGAGACTTATCTGGTACATATCCTAACCCATCTGTAGTATGGAATAATGGAACAAGTACTTATAACGCATTATACTATCCTTTATCAAGTAATCCAGCAGGGTATCTTACAAGTGCAGCTCTGACACCTTATTTAACAATTACATTAGCAGCCAGTACTTATTATCCTATACCTACCGGTACAGTATCACAATATATAAGAGGTGATGGAACTTTAGCTACTTTCCCTACTATACCTTCAGTAACTCCGGCTGCATTAACAAAAACGGATGATACTAATGTAACTCTTACTTTAGGTGGTTCACCATCTACTGCATTATTACAGGCTACATCATTAACACTAGGTTGGACTGGCACATTAGCAGATAGTAGAATTGCATCAGCAGCTACATGGAATGCAAAACAAAATGCTATTACATTAACTACTACAGGAACAAGTGGTCCAGCTACATTAGTTGGTTCAACATTGAATATTCCTCAGTACACTGGTGGCGGTGGGGGTGGTGGTGTTACTACTTTATCAATTTTAACAACAGGTGCTACAGTAGTAACGGGTACAACTGCTAATACAATAACACGAAGCGTACTTATACCAGCAAATACAATAACAAACAATAATTCAATAGATATAATTGCAAGATTTAGCAAAACTGGCTCTGTTGGGGGTGGAAACTATAGATTGTATGTAAATACATCAAATAGTTTAACAGGTGCAAGTTTAATATCAAATTTTTATACTATTGCAGGTGGTGCTAGTATTACAACTCATCAAAATCAAAGAACATTTTTTTATAATAGTTCTGTTTTGTCAACTAATTCAACGTCCATTGCAAGTGTCACAGATATTCAACAAAATGTAGCAGCTGTATATAATGTCTCTTATAATCCGACAGTTGATACTTATTTAATTTTTGCTATTCAATTAACAAATGGTGCGGATAGTTCAGTAATGACAGCAAATAGAATTATAAAGTATGCTTAATCTAATAACAATACCTAATGGATTTATCATGAACAGTTCAGAGTATCTGTTTGATGGTGAGATTGAGATTATCTCAGAAACACAGTGTCATGTGCCAACAGATCAAGGGACTATCCTATTGGACTTGTCATGCACCATTAATAATGTTGCATATACTAACATCAACCTATTTGTTGCAGCTTTAAAAAGCAAGTAGTAGTGGTAGTATATAAGATATAGTATGATGAATCTCCTATAACATTAGAAGAATAGTTTTGTTTTTATAAATATTTTTTGTATATTATAATGTATACAAAAAATATTTATAGCCATGGACATTTTAAATTTTATTTCTTGGATTAAAGCAGGTAACTATAGAGCTACCCTTCCAACAGACACAGCTAGTTTACTTGCAGTAGGTGCAAAAGACCCATCTCGTGATGATCAG